AGACGTCCTCCGAGCCAGACCCGTCACCCTGACCAGAGGTACTAGGGAATAAGTCAGACAGGCTCGTCACAGACCCCACACTAAACCCATCCGTTGGACGTGGCGCGCGGAGAGCCTGCGGATCTTGTATGTTACTGGCTGGAGAAAGTTGCGGGTGCTTAGACTCATACGCTTCTGGAGACACTCTCAGGCCATTCCACGTCGTGCGCAGCTTCCTATAAGGAACACGCTTGCCAGAAATGTCACAGTAGCCGTATGAATTTTTACCCGCTGCGTACCGCAAAGCTAGACCCCGCCAGATTAGGCGTCAGATACAAAGAAACCCGCTCTTCATCTTCTTCGATGGCGCGAAGGACCTCTTCGTCATAACGCTGTTTAAACAGACTAACGCGGGGAACGTCTAGCGCTGGAAGTTTCTCAGACAGCAAGAACGCGAGGCCCGTTGTGACGGCAGGTAAAAACTTAGCTGGAACGTCCAGGGTATTTGTATATTCACCCACGTCTTGGATTCTATTATAAGCAAAATAGTTGATCGTGTACACCGCGTCTGGCGCTGGGTATAGGTACAGAGTGGCTGCGTCCCTCTCCCTATCAAGGTAGTAGTGACTCGGCCTCGACTCCGTAGACTTATTAGGCAGGCCCGCGTACTCAGACTGCGTGTAGCGAGCCATGGAAATCTCAGACCCAGTCGTCCCACCGGACAATATGTGCATGTCCATAACATCAAGAATGGCAGCGTCTAAAACATAAGTTTCGTCGGACGCTACCGTGTTGAAGGTTGTCTGGGCACGCTTAAACAAATGCACGTCTCTATTTCCAAGATCCTGCAAAAGTAAGTTCAGGCTCCTGCGCGCACTACGAAGCTGATAGCCCGTGGGCGTGACAACGCCACACCTCTCATAAGCCTCTAAGATAAGCTCATCAACCGATAGATTGAATGTGTTTGTACCCGAAGAAGCCATGATAAAGGTCTAACCCTTCTCGACTTCCAAAACAATGGTGTACGTGTCTAAATTCGTGTGGCCCCTAGTGGTGAACAAAATGTCTCCATTTTTCCCACCAGCAGTGGTGTTTTGAAGCCCGCCAAACGAGCGGAAGTCAAGATACCCAGCGCCGTCTGAAGTCAGAGTCAGAGCGTGAATATTCGCAGTAGCGTTCCAGATAATGTCCACGTCCATACCAGATATAGACCACCAGCACTGCGTAATTTTAATGTTAGTGCTTGTGGCCCCACTGGTCATAACGCCGAGAGTACTGGCGTCAACCTTGGCAACAGCAGCCTCGCCTGAACCATCCGAAACATTTGTGAACCGCAAGACCGATTTCTTTACGCCATCTTGCAGCGTCGTACTGGTGACCGCGTCAGCCATCTAAATTCTCCGCGTCTTTTGGGAACGCCTCTTCATCGCCGCTCGCTTGGCCGCTTGCTTGGCCGCAGCATCATAGGCGTCAACCTTGCCCTTTTTAGTATAAGGATACTTCTTGCCACCTACCATAGGCATACCGTAACTCCCAGTCGGTAGTGGGTGGTGCCGCGTTTAAACTCAGCACCACCCACATCAATTAAGCGTCAGTCGTAGCAGTGATGTTGGTATTTAGGCCAACCTCACCATCCAAGTTGACAATCGCAATAGGCTGGAAGAACTGCATGTCAGCACCGACAAACGCTTCGGTGACGTTTGCAGCATTATCCGCAACGCGGGCGTAGATATTAGGCCCAACATTACCTGTGGTGGTCGCCACAGCAGTGAAGATCACGTCGTCAGCGTTACGGGTACGAGCATAGTTCGCACTGTTGGAGCCACCGCCGACAGTCAAGTTTACCGCAGCCGTGGTGACATTCTCGATGCAGGCAGTACCGAAGTTGCCGTCGACCCAGAAGTTCTTGACCGTGGTGTTATCGCCACCAACAAGCTGGAGCGCGCTTTCCGCACCAGCCGCCGCAGCGCCGCGATGCACCCAACCGTCGATCAGCATACGATCAGCGTTGGCGTCCGCCACGATGAAGTCGGTTGCCTGACCCGTGACGTCACGAGTCTCGCAGTTGAGCATGCTGAAGTCGGAAGCGTTGACGTCGATCGGACCCGTAAGAGCATCGATACCACCCGTGAACAGGAAGTTCTGGATGGTAATACCAGCCGCGTCCACGTCCATGTCCGCGCCAACCGCCGTGGTGAAGTTCACAGTCGGGCGATCGGGACCATTGCCCAGACCAACGATAGTGATTCCAGCAACGTCAAGAGCGAGACCAGCAGCAGCAATCACCGTCTCGGTATGACCCGCCTTGACGACAATGATGTCCGCATTGTTAGCCGTGCATTTACCCACCGCGTAATCCAGCGAAGAAAAGGGACGGTTGTGCGAACCGTCGCTTGAGTTTGAGCCAGCGCCAGAGTCCACAAAGAAGACATTTCCGCCGTATGTGCTCAGAACGGGAAGGCCACGAATAGCCACACCGCTCGCGAATCCATTGGGATAGTTACTAAAAGGCATATTAAATTCTCCAGTTCAAGCGAGGCCGCAGCCCCAAGCTCCAGAAAGGAACCGAACGAACTGGTGGGGTGCCATACAATACAGCGCCCCACCAGACAGTTTCAACTAGGCACCCTGAGACGAGTAAACGGCCCGCCAGTCAGAGAAACCAAAGGCATAACGCTCACGCGCTTTGAACTTCATTGACCCAGAGTCGAAGTCACCATCGGTGCTCGTCTGCATCGCAGTACGCTCAAAGTATTTCAAGCCGTCAGGAGCGTCCGTCAAGACATGCCAGGAGTCCGTGTCGCTGATGTGCGGGCTGAACTCATAGCCGTCTGGGAACATCCCAGTAGACTTAATCGCGTTCAAGTCGTTGTCCGCAGTCGAGCTACGAAGATCGGATTTTAGAATCCTCTCCGCAACAAACTGACTCTCAATCGGAATCAACAGCATACGCGGGTTGACAGCGATAGGAAGTTCGCGGTCATCCGTGAAGTTGTGGATCGCAATAACCGCGTTTTCAAGAGCGGTTTCCGAAAGATCAACTTGAGTAGCAGGCGTGTTGCTAATGGTCGATCCAGAAGAAAGAGGATGCGCAGTGTTAGACAAGCTAACGCCGTCACCACCTTTATAACTGGAAGAGAACGCATTGTTGAACACATTCATAGCCTTCACCTGCTTGGTGTGAGCCATGGATCGGGCCAGCGCCTTCGTATAGCGAGCGCCCATTTGCTCATAGAGATTGTCCTCTAGCGCCTCTTCGGTCAACGAATAGGCCAGAACAATTGCCTCCATCGTATACCGGCTGGTATACGACTCACGAGCAGAGTCAAAGGTTACAGAAGCACCTTCAGCCTTGGTGGGGGCAGCACCAAAGCCAACTAGAAGGACTTCCTCTTCAAACGCACGTTCCGATGAGTTCTTTTCGAACACACGCTCGTGCATGTTGTCATAGCGTCCATACTCCATTCCAAAGAGAGCATGAAGGCCTGGGACCAGCGACTTAGCATGGTCACTACGAGTAATTACAGCCATCAGTCAGTCTCCTTAGATGCCAGCAGTATGGTGGGCCAGGAATGGTTCGTTGACACTAACTTCAACTTCCACCTGATCACCATTTGCTGAACCGTATGCATTACCAGGACGCTTAACCACCCGAAGGATCTTAAAACCAGCAACGCTGTTTGAAGCGTCAGAGGTATCAAGCATATCACCACTAAGGCCCGTTACAGTAGAGCCCGTCCCCGCGACGTGATTGGCACAACCGCCTTGATCAGCCAGGGTTAGGTAGTCACTATCGCCGTCATCAAACACCGAGTAAGCGACCATTGGATCGTCAATAACAAGGGCAACCACGTCGGTTGCGCCCGTAACTGCTCCAGGCCAATACTTAGTGAAGACAACTTCGCCGTCTGATTTTGCGTAACTTACACCCTGAAAAACACCCAGGATGACGTTTCCGGCAGCGGCCAGTTCAATCGTGCCAGCAGCCACAAATTTTACGGGGTCGCCCGTGTAAATTGCAGTAGCATAGTCGATTGCGATGGAATACTCGTTAGTACGAATTTGTCCACCTGACAGATGCCGAAGAGGTTTGAACCCATGTGCGGCCATTTTAGATCACCTTTTATTTAGGCGGGATCTCAGCCTGACTACTCGTCAAATTGAAGACCACCACCAGTTGACACACGACTCTTGCGATCAACGGTGATAGGCATTCGGGGGTCTTGCTCTCTAAAGAGACTACTATCTAAGGCAGACTGCAAACGATCCGTTTTAGAATCTACGTATCTACGTTTTGCCGCCAGCCCCTCTTCAGTCCACTTCATTAGGATAAGATCACCTACACCTATAACACCTGAAAACCGCCCTTCGGAATGCACGGGGCCAATAAACTCTGGATGTTCTTCTTCGCGGACAGTCTCCCAACCTTCTCGACGCCTTAACGACAAGTTTTTGTCGTCATCAACGCCCATTAAGCTGACGCGTACCCAACGATGAACAACCCCAGGCTTAGCCTTCGGTGCATCCAATTGGTTTGGCGGGACATACTGAAGTTCCCGTTTTTCGGCGGCGCGGGTCTGTGCCCCACGAGTTGCGTGTCGTTCTGGCATAAGGTCTCACTCCACGAAACGAGCATATTCTTTGGGCGGTATTCCTAACCGCTTGCAAACGTCAAGTTGTGCTTGTGTCAACTTAACAGTCCGCTTACTAGCGCCTCTCGACACGCCAGCCACTGGCGACGACCTTGATTGTTTCTGACCAGGAAACTTCTGTGGGAAGTTTTCCCGCAAGCGTTTATCAAGCTCACCGTAATATTCACTACTTGTTGTATCATAGCCTTCCGAGGAAACCAAGCGGTTATGTATCGCATAAGCTGCGCCGGTCATAGCCTCGTCCTGACCAAACCAGGAATTGTTTCTGGCCCAGTCGACCGCTTTAGGCTCTGGTGTCGCTGCCTGCTGCTGCTGCGCCTGCTGCTGCTGTTGTTGCTGCTGGCGAGAGGGACGTTGCTCCCTTACCGCCTGCTCCCAGCGCTCTTGCTCTTGCCGCTGCTTCTGAAAATCAGACTGCTGGTTGTTTAAACGCGACAACGTGTCCTGTACGTCAAACATCTTAGACGTATCGCCAGCGTTATACGCATCATCGTAGTCCGTCTGTAGAGACTTACGCTGCGCCTCCAGAGCGGATTCGCCGGAAGTGAGAGCGTTGGCCTGCGACTGAGAGTAGGCCTGCTGAAGCTTTATATAACGCTCCTGAACAGTAGCAGCCTGACGCTCAGCCTCGTGACGCTTGGCCACTTCCTGAGAGATGCGCTTCTGCACTCTGTTCGAATAATCTACAGGCTCCTCTGGATCGCTCGCCGCTGCCGACTCTTGATCGGGGGTTACGACTTCGATCTCGTCAGGGCCGTCGGCGTCGTCTACCTCGACCTCTATTTCGCTTTCGTCTGATTCCATCACCATTCTACCGAATCCTTGTCTTTTATAACCGCCTGGATTTCGTCATCATTCAGAATGCGTATGGGGTGACCATGCACACGGAAGCGCACACCCGAATACTTTGAAAATGTGACGATATCCCCTGGGGCGCACCAATCGTCGAACCCACTCATATCTTCGCGGCTATAGCAAAGGTCACCAAGAGAAACGATAGTGCCAAACATACAGACACCGCGCTGCTGGTCTAAGATGGCTTCGGGGATGTAGATCCCGCCCTTGGACGTTTCGCCTTGCGGCTCGTCGGCTATAAGAAGTCTATAGCCTGAAGGGGAGAGGGCTTGGCTAATTTTCTCAACAAGTTCAGCGTCAATCTTCGTCGAAGTCTCCACGTAAATTCTCCAATTCTGCGAGCACTTTTTCGCAGGCCGTGACGGCCCCCGATATCTTGGTGTACTCGTCCCAGTTAGCGCAGCGACCATTCCCTGCGTAGTCGACGTATCGATCA